TAAAAAAGTATACGAGAATGATATTGTTAAAGTTAAAAGTCTATACGATTACTTTTTAGCAAAAATCAGCATTCACAAAGAAGGGACTTTTTATTTTGAAGGAAAAAATGGAGATTACATAGGCTCTTTAATTTATTTAGTTGAAGATGAAGGATATACTATTGAAACTATCGGCAATATCCACGAGAATCCTGAACTTTTGAAATGTTAAAAAATATTAAAAATTTTAACATAAAAATGAAATATGTTAAAAAAGCCAAAAAATTTAACAAAGTCCATTGATTTAATGGGCTTGATTAAGTTTTAGCAAGGAAAAAAGATGAATTTGGATTTTTTAAATGAGTTTAAGTTAAAAAATAAAGATTTAAACGAGAAATTAGAGTTTTTAATCCCTGATTTTTTAGTTAAAAAAGCAATAACTATTATTTATGCAAATGGTGGAAGTGGAAAAAGTTATTTAAGTGCCGCCATTTCTAAAACACTTTGCAAAGATACAAGGGTTAAAAGCATCGTTTATGTTGACATGGATAATCCTTTAAATGTTTTAAATGAAAGAGGTTTTGGTGAACTTATTTTAAATGAAAGCAAATTCACTTATATTCACAGATCAAGCTTAAAAACTTCAGCTTATGAGCTTTTAGAAATGATTGAAGGCAAAGGCGTAGCAGGAAGCTATGAAGGGGTTTTATTTGTACTTGATTCTTTACGCAATTTTGCAGATATTGATAATGATACTAAAATGATGTCTTTAATGTCTTTACTCATGAATTTAAGAGAATGTGGGGCAACCATTATGGCTTTACACCATTCTACAAAAGATGGCAGAGCTTTTAAAGGCTCAAATCATATTAGAAACTCAAGTGATTGCATGTATTTTTTACAAAAAGTGGCTAACTTAGAACAAGGCTTTGAAGTATTGCTTAGTGTGCAAAAAGAAAGAGCAGGAATTAAAGATCAAGCCTTTTTTATCAATACAAAAACTCTAAATATTAAAAACACCGACTTGCAAAACGCTAAAATCAGCGATAAAGAAGAAGCTTTTATAGATAAAGTTTTAAAGCTTTTAAACGAAAAAAGCCTAAGCACAAGTGAGATTTTATCGGCTCTTGATGTAAGTAGGAGTGATAATTTTTCAAGGAATACTTTAGAGAAATTTAAAGGTGTTTTTTGGGAAAGTGAGCTTGGCGGAGAGAATGGTCGCACTTTTGTTTGGAAAAGTTTAAAAGCTGACAATAAAAACAGCAACGACAAAGAATTAAGCTTATTTGGGGATGAGTTATGAAATTTAACCCTCCAAGCAAAGAAGATTTAATTAAAGCCATTGATGAGTTTAATGCTAAAAACTCTTGCTCTATCCCTTATTTTATAGCAGATAGCTTTATAAATTACTATAAGCAAGACGATGGAAGATGGCTCATGGCTAATAAAAAGCCTTTAAAATGCTGGAAAAGAGCGCTTAATTCAACTTGGCTTCCAAAGTTAGCGAACAAATACAAAAATAAAGATAAGCAAAAAGCTTTAGCTTCTTGGCTAGAAGAGGAGTTTTAATGGATAATGCAAAAGAGGCACTAAAAGAGCTTTTTGGTATTAGTGAAGTTCAAGCAGTGGTTATAGAAAAACTTTATTTTAAAGCCAAAACACCAAAAGATATATTAGGCTTTAAAAAATACTATGATTTAACCATGTTAAAAAAGCAATTTGTTGGTACAAGCTATGAAAAACTTTCTCTTGTGTGCGCCTTTGCAGAGCTTGATTTAAACTTAAGGTACAAAAATATAGAGTCTTTTTTAGAATGGCTTTTCATTTCATTTTCAAATCGTTTTATTTTTCAAACAAAAAAAGGAGATTTCTCATATTCTTTTGTACTTAGATATTATGATGGTAACATTGTTTATGATGAGTTAGGAAAGCCTGTTTTAAAGCATGTTGATTGTGGAGATAATCTTTATTTTATTAATGCTAATAAAGAGCTTTGTGATGAGCAAAGAAAACCACTGAATGTAGGAGAGTTTTATAATAAGCTAGTTGAATATATGTTTAAAAACCAAGATAAAATTATTTTTGATAATAAAATTGAAATAAGCCCTGTTATTAAAACTCAAATTCCTAGCCAAACTAAAATAAATAAAGATTACGAGCAAAACTATTTAGAATACAAAAAGAATCAAAATAAGCTTTATAATGCAAATATTGATAAATTCACTTCAAAACTAGAGCAAATTTTAAAGGCTAAAAAATGAATACTCAAAACACTTTAAAAAAGCACTTAATTAAAATCATTCATACTTTAAGAAAAGATGCTAATTTAAGCGATGATGAAAGCTATCGCTGGGTTTTAAATCAAAGATATGGCAAAGCTTCAAGTAAGGATTTAAGCATAGATGAACTTAGGGACTTTGCTATAACTTTGGGCTATGATGAAAAGTTTTTAAAAAAGCAAAATACCAAAAAAACAAGGTATTTTAAAAAAGAAAACACTAAAAGCGGAAGGGCTACAAAAAAGCAACTTAATATGATACAAGCCATTTGGAGTAAAAATGCTAAAAATCCTACTCAGTGGGCTTTAAGAGAGTTTATTAATAATATTGTAAAAAAGCGACCTTTGCATCTTTGGTATTTAAGTATAGAAGATGCTAATAAAGTTATCCTAGGGCTTAAAAATTTAGAAAACAACAGCACACATTAAGCCAAACGAAGCTAATGTTGTCTCATCAAAACAAAAGGAGATTAAAATGATTTTAGAAATACATTCTTACGATGCAGAGTTTTTTTTAACCTTAGGCATAGAAAAACACTCACAAATTGCCTTTGCTGCAAAAAGAACAAGCCTTGAAATAATGCATAATGGAATCACTCATCAGATTAAAACTGATAAAGATTTTGGGATTTTGCTTAATGTGGTTTGTAATATCAGAGAAAAACTTGATGAGAGTTTTGAGGAAGAAGATAAAAGCTTGGTTATTGATATAGATGAAATTGTGGCTAAAGTTTGCAAAGAATTAGAGTAATGCTCTAATTCTTTTTTCTTTCTCATCCATAGGGTATTGTTTATCCCAAGCCTCCATAAGTTTTCTTTCTTGGTCGGATAATCTGATATTATAAGTTTTGCTCATATATAAATAGCTTCTTGCAATCCAGCCTTTAGAATAATTTACAGGATAAAATCTTTTTGCTTTAAAATCAGTATAAACCTTACAATTTCCATATTGAGTATATTTTAAATTAGTAGGAGCCTCAGCATATCTAAAATTGCTTCTATCCCCATTTATCTCTCCTATGGCTGGAACTAGGTTTTGTTTATCGGCTTCCATTTTTGCAAAAGTTGGATCATTTTTACAAGCTTTTCTGCCACCTTCTTTCCAGCAAGGTAAATGCTTTCCAAAGTTTTGGGCGGGCATAATATGCTCCCATTCTATGCGTTTGATTCTTTGGTTAATTTTTCCTTTTTTGGTGTATTCGTTTCTAGGAGCATATAAATCACTTTTAATCACTTCAAAACTAATATATTTTCCTTTTTTATTAACCTTAAAAGGTGCTTGACAATAAAAATCATACCAGTAAGAGCTCCCTAGATCATTATAAAATTTTACTAATTCTTTTTTGCTTTCTTCAAAACTTTTAGCATTTAATAAGCTTAAAGCAAGTATTAAAACGCTTATTATTTTTTTCATTTATTCTCCTTTTTATTTTTTAAAATTATACCCTACTAAATAAAATTTAACTTTTTTGCTATAATTTGCAAAAACACTCAAATAGGACTAGCATTGCTTAGCAATAACGAATACTTTGAATATTTTATTGATTTTGTGAAAAATAACGACAAACGAGAAATCTTAAAAGAATTTGGCGGTGCAAATATTTACATACCAAGCTATAAAACCTTACTTAGAGATGAAGAATTAAAACAGGATTTTAAAACACTCATAAAACAGGGAATAAGCACTAAAAATGCAAGTGTGGAATGTGCTAAAAAATACGATTTAAGTTTAAATGCGGTGTATTTAATCACTAAAGAATTGAGAGAAAATTTAGAACCAAGTTTGTTTTAGCTCTCAAACTCCACGCTAATTATATAAGCTTGGTCATTAAAACTATGACTCACGCTTTTAATACTAAATTCATAATGATCCATATTAATATCTTTAATCTTAAGTTTTCCACCTGCTCTTATTTCACGCCCAATAAGCTCACATCTTCCATTTAATCCACCTTTTTGAAGCTCATTGAGTTTTGCTTGTGCTTTTTTAAAAGCTTCATTATCATTTTTTGGTTGTGAGATTTGCATTTTATATATATTCTCCCCACTTCCTACTTTTATGCTTTTTATCTTTGCCTCATTTATATCTTGCCATTCTGCTATTACGGCACTATATTCATTTCTAGCACTTTCTGAAATTTCTAATGAAATACATTCTTTTAAAGCTATTTCAAATAAAGGTAAATTTTCATTCTTGCTTGTGATATTAGCAGCATTATCGCCAATCTTACCATCTTTTGGAGTAATGATTAAAGTATTTTCTTTTACACAGCAAATAAAACCATAATCAAAGCATATGCTATATAAGAATTCTAAATTACTTTGATTATTTTGTAAAATACTTACTATATTTTGATCCTCTCCACTTGTTTTGATTTTTAGATTGTTTTCATTTGCGATTTTTCTTGCTATGGTAAAAAGAGTAGTGTTTTCAAAGCTTCTTGTCTTTTTCTCTTTTATATTAACGCTGCCTTTTCCACTAAAATTAATAGCACTTGCTCTAACTTCAGTGGTATTTGAAGTATAGTTTTTACTCACTACATTCACACTAAAGCTTCCACATTTATAAAGCTTTTCAAAGCCAAGCCAAAGCTCTAAACTATCCCCAAAAAGTGGCTTGGAATAAAGCCCAAAAACACTTAAACTTATCTCATCACTTTCAGCTTTTTCTTTATCTTCATAACTAATGTTAATAAGATTTTTAGAAAGTTTTTCTGTGATATCCTCACCTTTGGCAATAAGTTTAAACTTAGGTTTTCTTACCATAAAGCCTTTTCCTTGCTTTCTTTGATTTTAATACTAGGTAAAATCACTTTATCCCCTGTTTTTAAAAGAGGCTCTAATCTTGGATTGGCTAATAAAACTTGATTAAAATACAAAAGTGTCCCATAATGCTTATAGACTATACTATCAAGCCTCTCGTTGTTTTTAGCTATGTAAATCTTACTCATCAAAATCCCTTTCTAAATCCATGCTAAAGCTTTGTGCTACAAAGCCACTTCCATCTACAAATGCACTTCTGTTTTCATTTAAGGATAAAATCACAAATTTACCATAATACTTTCCATTAGCTCCTGTTAAGATAAAAGATCTTTGTTCTTTTGCCATATTCTCAAGCTTATCTAAATAAGTATTTCTATCCCCTTTTAAAGGTAAAGTTTTGCCTTGTATTTTAATCTTTTCACTTTCTTTAGAACTTGCAAATAAAGCATTGTGATTGTTAAGCCTATTTTGACTTTGTATGTTGTATTCTAAGCTTCTTTCTAAATTATCAAAATTTAAAGCTTTAAACTCAAATTCTCCTAAAGCTAAAACCATTTAAACTCCTTTTTAGTTGCGTAAGGGTAAAATTTTTATTAACGAAGCGAAGATGTGAACTCTTTATGAGTGGTAAGCACAACGAGAAGTTTAGAGCTTTGGTGGTGTTGTGGGTTCGAGTCCCACCCGCTTCACTTAATTTTTTCATACTCTTTAGAACTTTCTTTTGTATCTTTATCTACTTTACCAAGTGTAATAAGTGCGTTTGTTTTTCCAAATTTCTTTAATTTATAATCAGGTCTTATAATGATTTTATTTACTTTTTTACTATTTTTTAAATCATCAAAGAAATAAACCAAGCTTTCTTCCTTTGTATCCCAATAAACCTCTTTTGCTTCATCCAAGACTTTAACAATTTGCTTGATTTCATCTGCGCTTAAAGCCTGATTATAACTTGCCTTTCTTTTAGGGCTTGCGTGTAAAAGATTGTTTTTACTTAGCGTAAAATATAAATCTTCTAAGTCTTTTTTATTAAGCTTTTCTAAAAATTCTTTAGTTGTTTTATCTATTTTGCCTACTTGTATGAAATTGATAGGATATTTTTGATTTTCTTTAATGATGACTTCATCTACCATATCATCCAAGCTTTTTTGCCAAGCGTAAAACTCTTTTTGATGAGCAAAGTTTTTAACTTCTTTTGTTTTTTGGGCTGCTGAACTTAACATCTTGAGTTTTATAAAATTTTGAATAACTTCAGTGTTTTTTTGTTTATAAAGCTCATCCAAAAGTTCTTCATCATTAAAGCCATTAAAATCGCTTTCTTTGGTATTTGATGGTGGTATTTTTAAGCCTTTAACTTCACTTTCACCCACTGCTAAAACATAACACCTACAACCATAATCATGCATAGTTACATGTGGATAATGACTATCCCAAAAAGGATCATCTTTTGGTAAAACTATACCATCGAAGGCTCTATGTTTATCTCTAACTAAAGCATCTTTTTGAGTACAATATTTAAGATAAGGTTTAATGCTTTTCATTTGATTTTCATAAATTGCTTTAGCTTTAGCTTTTCTTGAGTTTTCTTCAAAGATTTTTTTTAATCTTGCACTATTAAAATGAGTTTTTTTAACTTCGCCTGTTTTGGGATTTATAACTTCCTTTGAGTTCCACCAACCTTTAGCTTTTAATTTCTCCTCTGCAATTTTACTCCAAGTGCTAAATTTATCTCCATTTTTAATGGCACTTACTAAAGTATCTTGCATATCTTTTAGCAAGCTTTCATCCATAAGCTTAGCAATAGTAAAGACTTTTTTATGGATTGAATGTGAAAGTTCATCGTAATCAAAACTAACTTGTGGCTTTTTATTTTTTAGAAAATCAACAGCTTTAGTAGGTTCTGAAAAAAATCCTATTTTTGTGCCTATCATTTTAATCCTCCAAGTATCCTAAAACACTGGAGTTATTTAAAGCTATAAAAAGATGTTTTTCAAACTCACTTTGTTTCAAACTTGAAAAATTTTCTTTAAGCTTATTAAGCGCTTCATCAAAATCTTTACAATCTTTCACAATGCTTTCAAATTGTTCTTTAAAAAACTTTGACATATTCTCATCAACTTTTAAATATTCTTTTTGCTTTAATCCTTTGTCAATAAAATCTTCTTCAAAGTTCTCTAACTTTACTTTGTTTTCAAAGACTTTTTTATCATTTTCTAAATCTTTAAAGTCTTTTTTTTCTAAAGTCTCTCTTATAAGCTCACCCTCTACATTATAAGTGTTTTTAATGTATTCTTCATCAAAGCAAAAGCCCATGTTAAAAAGTTTTAAATCCCTTTCGCAAAGCTCACTTTTTGGTTCTGCTTCGCTAAAAAACTGCACATAGAGTTCATCTTTAAAATGATTGATTTCTTTGAAAAACTTAATGGCACGATTTAAAATAAAAAGAACGATTTGTCCATCTTGAGCGGCTAAATCTTTTCTTATTTGATTATGTGACTCAGCCGCTGCTAAAGAACCTCCGCTTACTTGAGAACTTAAATTAGCTCCTAAAACCACGCTTCTTATTTGATTATCTAAGTAATCTATTATTTCATTATAATTTGCCTTAGCCTTTGGCTGGATTAAATCAAGCTCTTCTTCTTTATCAATGACCGCACTATCGCCATTTAACATTTGATGAATTTCAGAAGCTAGTGCATCAGGATCGCTATCTGTTTTTGCAACTGCCCAAGGAGAACCAAATCTTTCTAAAAACTCCATCCAAAACTTTAAACTTGCATTTTTAAGCTTTACTGGAAAATAAAGCTTTGTTAATAAGGCATCGCCATTTTTAAATAAAAAATTAGAGCCAAAAAGTCCATAAATTGCTTTTTTATCTTCCACAATTTCTTCAAAGCCATTGCCATTATAAACTAACTCATCATTTTCATTAAAGCCAAAATTTCTAAAATCTCTTTGTTTTAAGATTGGATAGTAAAAACCATCTTTTAACTTGTAATTAACTTCAAATACATTAAGCCCATAAAGATAGGTTTCTAAGATTTGACTTAATAAATCAGGATTGAAAAGATACTCAAAACTTTCTTTTATTTTTTCGTTTTCACAAACGATTTGAAGCTCTTTTGCTAAAATCACACTCCTTCTTGATTGATGAGCTTGAGTAAAGCTTAGATCTTTAAAAATCATTTTTTGATCGTTCTCGCTGATTTTAAGCACATTTAAATAGCTTGAGTTTATAAGAGTGTTTATAAGACTATTGTTTTTTAATATCACTTCTCTTTTGGATTTGATTTCTTTTTTCATATTTTTCCTTTAAAAACGCCTTATTCTTGAAACAGAGTTAAAATGATGCTTTCTTCTTTTAATGCTACTTTTAGTTCTTGCTAATAAAAATGCTCCTGCTAAGCTATCAGGTGCATCATCATTTTTCCCTTCTGGAAATTCTAAAAGTTGATTTATAAGCATAGTTTGGTTTTTATGTAAAAAAAGCTCTTCATTTTCAAAAGCAAGGCTTAAACTCTCAATGCGTTCAAACTTGCTAACGCTATTATTTTTACCACGCAAAGGCAAAAAAACTCCACTTTCTAAGCTTTTTTCTTGTAACCATTTTTTTAAGAAAAATTGACCGCCATTAGTTTCAATTTCAATCAAGCGACATTTATAAATCTTTTGAAGATTAAAAATAGTTTTTATAATGCTTTGTGCTTTTAAGATTTTTACGATGCTTTCTGCTACATAAAAACCCTTTGCACCTTTGCCAATAATGGTAATCGCAGTAAAGTCACTTTTTGCTTTTTCTCCTGCTGGGTCAATATACATATAATACTGATTAATGGCGGGTAAATCATCATAAAAATTAATGCCATCAAGGCTAAAAATTTGATTTTCACTTCTTGGATTATTGAGTTGCTCTTTATTAAAAGCTTTTAGATTTTCAGCCCTTAACTTCATTAAATCTTCTAAGCTTTTGGCTTCTTTCCAAAGAACCTTAGCCCCTTTATCCATTAAAACTTTATTTTTTAAATAAAATTGATGAGCGGTATTAAAATCAGTATTTCTATAAAGCGTGGCATACTCATCCCATAAATCAAGCCTTTGTGGAAATTCTTCAATAGAGCGAAATACTTTAGGATTCCAAAAACCAAGCTTTAATTTTCTAGATAACACGCTATCATTATGTAAAATGGTTCCAATATAAAGCACATCTAAACTTCCATCTGCACTCCCTAAGTTTAAAACCGCTTCATCCACCCAATCTTCTAATTTATCCCTTTGATCTTTACTCCTGACATTAGTATCATTTTCTAAATCATCTAAAATAACTAAATCAGGTCTTTTAACCCCATATCTAACCCCACGCAGTCTTTTACCACTGCCAAAGGCTTTAATCTTTACGCCATTATTACTTACAAACTCTCCTACGCGCCAAGTCTTACCAATTCCTACTACTTCGGGAAAATCAAGCTTTAAATGCGGATTATCTTCAAGCTCTGCTTTAATAGCTTCAAGCATTCCTTCCATAAGTTCTACCGCATCTGAAATCTCTACTATAAAGCTTTTATAATTAAACACTAAGCACCACAAAGGAAAGAGTTGTGAAGTGTAGGTGGATTTACCATGAGCTCTTGGTGCAGCTATGGCGTGTTTTTCACCTTTGCTTTCTTTTTTAAGTGCGATTTTTGTAAAAACTTCATTTAAGCGCAAATGTAAGCCGCATTCTCCTTTAATGGTAAAATAATGCGGAAAATAAGTTCTTGCAAAATAATCAAAATCCACACTCGCTCTTTTAATTCTTTCTTCTTTTAAAGTAGGATCTAAATGGCTTTCATGCAAAAATTGAGTTTTTAATTCATTTTTTAGCTCATCCATCCATTCTAAAAAGTCTTTTCTTTGCATAGCACCTTTTAGTTCATTTGGAGTGTTTTCGTGCTTTTGTTCGTTTGAGATTAAAAACTCATCTAATTCTTCTTTGGAGAAAAGCATTAAATATCCATTGCTAAAATTTCTTTTTCTATCACTCCGCTTTCCAAAAGTGATACAAGTTTTGCCACACAATCTTTATCATTTTTTAAATGACTTATGATAATTTCAACCACTTTTTTAGCAACATTTAAACGATAGCTACTTGGATCTTCAAGTCTTGCTACTTTTCTCATTTTTGAAAAGCTATCACCTATCCTTGCAATGGCTTCAGTCTTCTTTTCTGCATTCATTTTTTCATCAGCGTTGATATTTTCAATAGCACAAAACATTTGCTCAGTAAAGCTTTCATATAATGAAGCACTTTCTTTATCTTTGATTTTTGAAGTTAAAAGATTAGCTTTTTGCTTATCCCAATCGCCATCTTTAGCTTTGTAATTTCTAATCGTTTTTTCATTGCGGTTTAAAATTTTTGCAATTTTAAATATATCAAAACCTGCAATATAAAGCTCTTTTGCTAAATCTTTTAATTCATTATTAGCCATTTATTCTCCTTAAATCCATTCTTTTTCTTTTAATCTTAAACGCTCTAACTTTATTTTGTGGGATAAAGTTATCTTCATCAATTTCAGTTGGAATTTTTTTATTTGCCATTTTTAAAAGCAAATCATTAGCCCATTCTTTAATTTCTTCCAAGCTTTCTTTTGGAAAATCATTGCGGCGTTTTAATTCCATGATTGTAAGCTTTACACAAATATCTTTTAAAAGCGGAGTTGGGTTTTTAGGTATCTTTATAAAACTTGCAATATAACTTTGAGCATCACTAATAGCATCATCAATCACTTCTTTATCACAAACACCATCAGCGTTTAAATCGCTAAGCTCTGCTATGGCATGAACGCTTAATTCTTTTATCAGATCTTTTTCATCTATCATAAAAAGATGTGTTTTAGTTCCTGTGATAAGTTCTTCTTCTAAAGTGTCTTGATAATTCATTTTAAAAACCTTTTTTTAATGTGGTTAAAATATGGTTAAAATCGTTTAAAATCTTTTTCTAATATCTTTTTAGCTTTAAAAGCATTTTTTGCCTTTAAAGCTAAAATTGTGCGTTTTACTCTAAAACAAGCTTAATAAGTCCATTTGGTCTGGTGCAAACTGGCATGGCTCTCATTTCGCCTACAATTTCAATTCCAGCCCCACGAGGTAAAATTTCAGGCTTAGAAACAAACATTAAACTTGGTGCTTTTCCTAAAGCATCAGTATGATTTGCTCTTGTATAATAAATGCGATTAGAATTATCCTTTGGCACAACCATACCCTCAGTGCCTTTTAAAAATTCAACGCTTTTTCCATTTGTATTTTTATATTTTGCACTATAACGGCGATATTTGGTGCCATATAAAATTAAGGACTTATCTTTCTCATCCCTACTTGCAAGATGATTTTTATAAAGATCTTCGCTTAATGCCAAGTTAGAAATAGCCGCAAAAAGTTCATTTCCACAAAGCACTTCATAATCAGCACTTGTTCCAAATTCATCAATAATTGCTGAATCAATCGCATCACAAATGCTGTCTAAAGTCACACTCCCATCTTTTTTAACACTAACAGCTTTCTTACTTGCACTTCCAAAATCAAAAAGCACATTTCCTTTGCCATCTAAAATCTTGCCAAATAAAGCACCATTTGCCATATATTCAAGCGTAGTGTTAAAGCTTTCTTTCATTTCTTTAACCAAAACCCCAAGAGCTCCACTTAAGCTTTTAGCCTGAGCTTCTTGCAATGCTAAAGACCTTAAAGAATTAATCTCACTCGCACTGATTCTTTTTGCTAATGCAAAGCGTGGTAAAGGTATATTTAAAATATAAGCGTCTTTAGTATTTTCTAAAGAATGTTCCCCATTATCTGAAATGCTATTTAAAACAATTCCAGCACCTTTTATAATTTCAACCCTTACGGTGCTCTCTAAACTTGGGATTTTATCCTTAAAAAAAGTATCACTTACAAAGCGAGGTGAAGCTTTGGTTTGATTAATAACTTCAGTTATTTTTGTACTCGAAAAAAGTTCCAAAAGTTGCTCTAAATCCATTTTTACTCCTTAGTATTAATAATTAAATTTTGCATAAAAGCCTTTTTAACCGCACTTACATGAACGCCTTTTAAATTGATTTCTCCTGCTAATAAAACCCCATAAACTCCAGAACTAAGAGCGTGATCTTTAAGCATTGCTAATTTAACATTTTCTTTTGCACTAATATCTTCATTTGGACATTTTTTAAAGCTTTCTCCAAAATCTTCGCTGATTAAAAGCGTTCCAAGAGCTAAGCTTTCATTAGTTTCAAGATCTATTTTCGCATTAATTGAAAACAAATCTTTATTGATAAAACTTTCAAGGCTTTTTGGCATAGCAATTAAAGGATCATTGCTTAAGCTTTTTGGTGTGACCTTTGATGGCATTTCTTCTCCTTCTTCATTTATAAATTCCTTAGCGGTTTCATTTTCACTCACAGCTTCTTCATTAGCTAGGTTCTCATCTTCTAAAGACAAAGCTTTAGGTAAGTCTCCAGTTTCCAAGTCTGCATTTTCTAGGTTTTGGGTTTCTTTTTCAGCTTTAGCCATTTTTAATCCCCTAACATCATTTTCACAACATCAAACTCATTAGTTTTTGCTGTGTTTTTATTTGCAAAAACATTATTTTTTGGAACTTGCACTTGATCATTCTTGGTATCTAAAAAGCTTTTAAAGCCTTCTAAATCCTTACAAGCATACATTAGCGCCCATTCTTTTTGGGAATTAGCAATTTTTCCGCTATTTAAAGCATTATCAACTAAAGAGCTTGCTAAGTTTTTAACGCTTTCTTCGTTTTGCTTTTTTAAAGCTTCATTTTGTGAAGTCAGTGAACTGTTTTCATTTTTTAAAGCTATAATCTGAGATTCTAGCTCTTTGATTTTTTCATCCATTTTCTCTCCTTTGTTTTGATGAATATTATTTTTGTTAGCAATAAGTTCTCCTAGCTCATCAATAAATGGCGTATTAGTTAGTGCGACTGAGTGAAGCTTAGCTCTTACTAGTTCTCCACTTTTATTGTCTTTTGAATTAAATTCAAACACAGGGGATAAATAGCGGTATTGCTTATTTGCTATATATTTTTTAGCCTCTTCGTTAAACTCAGCCTTAGCCATCAATGCATCATTTTCTAAATAAAGCTCTTTAATCCAACCTGCAGCGGGTGCTTTTTCATTTTTTAAGCTTTGATGCTCATAGTCAATAACCAAATCAATCTTTTTTTGATTAAAATTTTCAATTATTGAGTTTAAATCTTTATCATCAACCTTAAATCTACCGTTATTGTGTCCTTTCCACTCACCCTTAATTGCAACTTTTATAGGTTTATCATTGTTTGCTTCAACTAAACTATCCTTATTAATAAAAAGCATTTTAAATCCTTAAAAAATCATCTTTTGGTAAAAAGCTACTTTGCAAAGTTCTTGCATAAATGCTTAAATAGCCATGATCGCTTATTCCTTCGTAAACCTTTTTAAGATCTTTAAGCTCTATTCTAAAACCATTGCTAGGTTCTGCATTTAAAAGCACTTTATCAACAGCTTCTATTGCATCAAATAATTTATGCTTAGCATCAATTCTGTGTTTAGGAGCTTTTGATTTTGTATGGGTTAAAATATAAAGTTTCCAAGTTCCCACTTTATTTTCTAAATCTTTATAACTTTCTCCTTCAAAATCAAGCAAAAGCGAAGCATCTAAATTATTAATACAACTTGCTATGTTTTGGGTGTCTTCAAACTCGCCTAAATACATTCTTACTTTAAAATCTTTTAATAGTTCTAAAAGCTCATTTTCAAAACTTTTAAGCATTTTTCATCCTTTAAAAATTAGCGGCAATTTTAAAATGAGTTCTTTTTTTAATCAAGCAAATTATTTTTTCAAAGAGTTTTAGCACAAAATTTTTCTAGTTTTTGGGTCAGCTTTTTAACTAAACTTACGACATTTAAAGGAGTGAAAATGAAAAATAACCCTTATTTTAAAGAAAGCGAATTTAAATGTAAATGCGGCAAATGCGAATTGCCTCAAAATGTACCAAGTGATGAGCTTATAGACATTCTTTGTGAAATCAGAGAGTATTATAACGCTCCTATAATTATAAATAGTGGTTATAGATGTAAAGAACATAATGCTAAAGTAGGCGGAGCCCCTAAAAGCCAACACACTATAGGAAGTGCAGCAGACTTTGTGGTTAAAGGAGTTAAAACAGAAGAAGTTCATCAATATGTTTTAAACACCTATGGCGAAAGGAGCTTGGGAATTGCCATAAAGCATAATTTTAATGATCCTTATGCTGGGTTTGTACATTTAGACACTAGAGGCAAAAAAGCAAGATGGACTTATCCATAAGGAAAAGATTGTGTTTAGTTTTATTTTATCAAGGTTTTTAAGTCCTTCAAAAATAGCTTTTTTTGTTCTAATTGCTCTTTGTGGTTTTTTATATTTAAAAAACAATGCTTTAGCTTTAGAAAATGAAAATCTAAAACTTAAAGCTTTGCATTTTAGCAATGAAATCAATGTTTTTAAAGATAAATTAGCCCAGCAAAATAAAGCTATTGATAAATTAAAACTTGATTTAAAGCCCAAAGAGACTTTAAAAGAAGTTTTAAAAGTGGATAAGGTTTTTATTAAAGATAAAAGCTGTGAGAGTGAACTTAAAGCTTATAAAGAATTATTTAATATTTTAGGAGCAAAAAAGTGAATGATAAAATGAGAATTTTCCTATTAATTATACCTTTTGTTTTTTTAAGCGCTTGTGCTTCTAAAGATATTTTGATTAAAACTGAAATCAAAGAAGTTAAAGTTCCTATTAAATGCCCTTTAAAACTTCCTTTAAAGCCTTTAGACAAAAAAGACTTAGAAAGTGCTAAAGAAATCTCTAAATATTACTTAGAAGTTGAAAATATAGCCAAACTTTGCACAGGAGAGAAAGATGAAAGAAAATAATAAAATGATAAATCAAAAAAGCATTGCAAAAGATCTTTTTATAGCTCTTTTGTTTTCAACTTTTGCATTAGCTTTATTATATTTATTTGAAATTTTTACAAGGAACTAGCAATGAAATTAGAAGATATATTTGTATATATGGTTTTAATGATAGTAAGCTTTATAGCTGGACTTGTAGGAATTGTAACAAAAAATAAATTAAGCAAAGCTCTTAATTTAAAAGGTAAATTTACACTCTTTTTAAAAGGTATGCTAGGTTCTATGTTTGTGGCATATCTAGTTTTTGAAATTGTAAATTATCTTAATTTTGGCATAAAGCTTAGCGTTGCAGTGGGTGGTTTTGCAGCTTATATGGGGACAGATGCATTGCTTAAAATTGAGCAACTTGTAGAAAAGTTAATTAATAAAAAAATGGAAAAACTATAATGAACGAACTTGGCATCATTTGCAACATTAAAGACAATAAAGCTAAGGTTGCTATTGGAGATATGGTAACGGATTTTTTAAGTGTTTTTCAAAGTCTAGCTAATTCTTATGCAGTGAGCTTTTCTCCTTTAAGAATAGGAGAGCAAGTATTAGTCATACCTGTGCGTGGGGATTTAAATAGTGGAGTTATTTTGCGTGGTCTTTACCAAGAAAAACATAGAGCAAAAAACACAGATGAAAATACTTTTAATATAGATTTTGAAGATGGAACGCATTTAGAATACAACTCTAAAACAAGTACTTTAAAACTTGATGTAACTAAAGATATAAATATTGTTTGCATTAATGCAAATATTAAAGCAGATAAAGTTTTAGTTGATAGTCCTAGTATTGATTTAGGATTTGGCGGCAAAGGCGTGGTAACTACTGAATGTATTTGTGCTTTTACAGGAAGTCCACATCCACATGGCTCAAGCAATACAAGGAGTAAAATCTAATGGCAATTTCGCAAGACTCTTTGGTTTATAAAATGGAAGAACATTTACAAGTCCAAGGCTATTTAAGAGTAGAAGATGAAGATGATGGCAGAGGATATAGAAGATATTCTATGCCATTTTTAAGAGCTTTAGCTGGAGCTATTGTAGAAGAAATTAAAGAAAATGCCAAAGCAATTGACATGACAGATGGTGGCAAGTGGAGCATAGAATGAGTTATATGGTAAGTGTTGAAGAAAGCATCAAAGATATTTTAATCACCCCTTTAGGCTCAAGAGTAATGAGACCAGAGTATGGTTCTTTACTTTATACACTCATAGATAGAAAAATCGATGATGATTTTAAAATCAAACTTACTAGATACACTGCAGAAGCAATTTCAAAGTGGGAAAAAAGAGTAAAGCTAAAAGGTGTGAGACTTAATGAGTGTAAAGACAATAAATTAAGCATTACCTTGCTTTTTGAAAATTATGGGGATTTAACCATGGAGCTAGGCAAATGAGTGAGCTTTTAAGTGCAAATGATAGCTATTTTAAACAAAGCTTTTTAAAGGATATCCCTTATCCACAAATCATAGAAGAGCAAGACTATGAAAAGCTTTTAAAAGCCTATGAAGAACTTTTTAAAAGCTTTTTAAAAGATAATGTAGAGCTTTTAGAATCTGATCCTTTTAAAGCCATTTTAGAAGCTTTAGCTTATAGAGAAATGATAATTAGAGCAAGAATTAATGAGAGTATAAAAGCAACTTATCTTCATTATGCAAAGGGAAGTGATTTAGATAATGTAGTAGCTAATGGCTATTTGATACAAAGGCTTAAAGGGGTTAAGCCCACAGCCAAAGTAGAGTTTGAATTAAATTCTTTATTAACCTATGATGTAATCATCCCAAAAGGTGCAATTTTTTCAAATGAAAAGGCAGATATTGCTACCTTAAAAGAAGAGGTGGTGATTAAAAAAGGAGAGAATAAAGCCAGTGGTGTTTTAGAGCTTGATGAATTTATAGAAAGTAAAGAAAGAAAAACCGAGTTTTTACAAACCCCACTGCCTTTTGTGGCTAAGATTAAACAACTAGAATTTTTCAAAGGTGGAGCCAGTGAAGAAAGTGATGAAGCCTTAAGAGAAAGGGCTGTAATGAGTGTACATCGCTTTTCAACCGCAGGAAGTGAAAAAGGCTATATCTATCACGCTTTAAGCGCAAGTGCAAAAGTAGCTTCCATAAAAGCTTTAAACAATGGAGCAGGAAAAGTAAGAGTTATCATTAAAAGTGAAGATGAATTAAGTGTTGATGTGGTTAAAGAGTATTTAAGTGCAGATGAGCGAAGACCTTTAACTGATGAAGTCAGCGTTGAGTTAGCTAAAAAAAGAGAGTTTATCGTAGATGCCAAACTTTTACTTTTAGAATTAAGCCGTGCTAATGAAATAAGTGAAAAGATCAATGCTTTACAAAAGGACTTTGATTTAAGTGTGGATTTAGCACTAGGATTTATTTACAAATGTCTTCATCAGGACGGAGTTTATAAAAGCGAAATTTTAAGCATTAAAGAAAAAATCATAAATGAAGAAGAGCAAGAGTTAAAAGACTTACCTTTAGCAAACATAATAATAGCTGATGATGAGTTTGCAACCCTTAGCTTTTCACTTAGTTATGAAAAGGCGGTGCTATGAATACACTAATACTAAACCACCATCCAAAACAAAGCAAAGCTATTGATTTAAGCGCAAAGGCAAGATTTGAAGATTTAAAAATAGAGAGTATTACAAATTTGGCTATGCGTTGTGATGAAAGATTATTGCCCGTATTGGCAAATGCTTATGATGTAAGCATAGATGGATTAGAAGAAAAAGAAGCTAGAAAGCTTATATCTAAAGCCTTGCTTTTAGATAGATACAATGGCACAACTTGGGCTATAAAAGAAGCTTTAAGTGCTGTATTTCCAACGGCAGTGGTTAAAGAGTGGTTTAATTATGGTGGAAAGCCTTATTTTTTCAAGGTTAAAGTAAGTACAACTAATGTTAGTTTCGATGAAAGAACGCTTAATACTTTAGAAAGATTAATTAAAGATTTTAAAAATGTTAGAAGCGTTTTAGAGGCAATTGAAATAGAGATTGAAAGTAAGAATGATAGCTTTAATGCAAGCGCAGAGCTTAGCGGGGAAGCTATTGAGATTTTACCTTTTCAAACCACTTTTTTAGAAAATGAAATTAAAAGCACTAAAAATGCATTTGGAGTTTTTATTTGTGAGATTTCAAAAACTAATATTGATTTTAAAGGAGTGTATTAATGGCAAAAAGTGAATACTATACCATACTAACTAAAATTGGCATTGCTAAATTTATTGCCGCAAGAGCAAGTGGAAACGGGGTTAATTTAAAAAGCTTTAAATTAAGCTCTAAAGTTATTTTACCCAGTGAAGAAATGCAAAGCTTGGAAGAAATTGTCTATGAGGCTAACATAAATAGCAAGAGCGTAGATGAAAACAATCCAAACTATATTAATTTAATGTGTTATGTGCCAAGTGATATTGGTGGTTTTGAAATCAATGCCATAGGCATTTATGATGAAGTAGGAGATTTGCTTGCGGTGGGAAATTTACCGCGTACTTACAAGCCCATCCTAAAAGAAGGCAGCGCTAAAGAACTTATGATTAAAATAGTTATGGAGCTTTCTAATGCAGAAGAAGTAATCTTAAAGCTAGATCCTAGTGTGATTATGGCAAGTAGAGATTATGTGGATGCTATTAAAATTGAGCTTGAACTCAAAATTGAAACCTTGAAAGAAGAATTAAAAGCTTTGATTAACACCAAGGAAGACAAGGGTGTAGCAGCTAATTTGGATAAAGCTTTAAAAACAGAATTAACAAAACTCATCAATAAAAAGGAAAATACAGGAAC